ATCAGGTGCTGCTCTAACATAGACGAGGACACTTACAGAAGGACCAGAGAAGGAAGCAATTAAAGGATTCTGGACTGAGACTCTGAGAGAACCATTAGATGTTGCAGGATTATAGATAACACCTATAGTGTTATAATATTCAGTATCTGGTTCTGGCAAGTTCTTATATGCTTCTGACTGCATCCAAGGAACGCCAATGGTGACTTCATCAGCACTCTTCAGATCCAAATACTGAGCATACTGAACATTGGTTTCAAGAGGGAGATGAGCCGTACCTTCTGGGTCAAATGTTATCGCTACTCTCCCATTATGATATTGAGAAGTGCAGAATATAAACTTGAATTCCATTCCTCCGCGATAAAAGGTAAAAGGTATAGCTGCTGCAGCAACTGAAGTAGGTTGGACTATGTCTCCACCAACATCAGCATTTACTGAGACTAACATAGGGTTAACAAGGACTTCAAACAAAAGGTCACCAGGTGCCTTGCTCTCTGCCCATTCAAAACTAGTTAGTAAAGACCAATGGCGAGTTAATCGTTCTATTGCCATCTCATCGTCACCAGAAGGAAAACCTGTGACTCGCGGGTCTACAGAAAGAGCCTGTTTTGGATCAAATGTTAGTTTAGAAATAGTCTCAGCCCCCGAAGTATTAGCAAGTGATGAAGCCGGTGTATTTTTAACGTACATACCATCTGTAAGAATAGAAGGTCTGGAAAAACCAAATAGACGTGCGGCAGAAGCAGTTAAATCAAGAGCTTCAACACCTGGGGTTACCCAAGGACCAATAACTGGAACTCCTTGTAGAACACCAAGTGCTGAAGCTAATGAGCTAGCTGTTTGACTAATGGTAAAATTGGGGGTATCTTCCTTATTGTCATTGTCACTAACCACATTGCTGACAGCTTCAGTTGCTAAATGGATCATGTCAGTAGCAGCATGACCACTAGATTGTTCAGAATTTGGAGTAGGAATGAGTAATTGTATATTTTCCATCTTCAAGAAGATTGAATAATCCATATCTTGAACAATACCATTTACAGTCTTAAGTGGGACAATGGAAAACAATTGGAGTGAACCAATATCTCCTAACAAGTTGCTAAGATCATGATATGGTTTATTGTAAAAGAAAGGAAGAGTAAATTCAAAAGTACCATTCTTATTAGCAGCTAAAGGAGTGTCCAAAGTTCCAGGTTGTTGAGCTCGCATCAACAACTTCTGGACTTGTGTTTGACCTACAGCTCCAGCCCAGTAACTCCTAGAACCAAATGCTGGAGTATATGAAACATGAAAACGTCCCATATGAACAGGTAAACCATTAAAGACAATACGAACTTTAGCGTCTGCTCGGAAAAGATGAAAATTGTCTGTTTTAGCAGCCACTTGAGGGTTAGCAAACCAGAGAGACCAAGGGTCAATACCGGTATCCAACAAAGCGCCATGAGTCCATGAACCAGTAGAGATTAAGACTTCACGATTGAAAAAGTTAGAAATAGAAGAAGCTTCATGTCCAGCTAAAGTATCAACGCCAGTAGTGCTATCTGGAAGAAGAGCCTTAACAGGCATAGAACTATCTAAGAAGGTAATTGTCTGCGACTGGTCCACTGAAACATCGTTGGTGATATCAGAATGAGGTTGAGGAATCGAAAAATCTGAAGTATTATGGGTATTTTGGAAGTTTTTAACAAGACTTCCAACTTGTTTGAGTGTATAAAAATTTGATAATGCCATTATAGTGCTCGGGGTTCTCCATAGTAATTATTTTAAAATTTGGTAGGGTATGTATAGGAGAATTTGCTACCAAACTGCTTTGTTATCGAAGGTCGCTTCTCCGAAGGGGTATGCCGGCCCATTAAGGGCCAGCAAATGCTTTTAAGGTGGTTGCTTCACCATAATGTTGGGCCGACCCAATAAGGGTCGGCAAGTGCTTTTAAGGTGGTAGCATCACCAATTTTAAATTGTAGAAATTACAATTTAATTGTTGCTGAAGAAAGAATGTTCTAAGGCAACTATATCAGTGTCTTGATCAAGATTTGCTAAATAATTGATAGAAGTTGTGTCATCTCCCTTCATGACTACTTCCAGAATTTGATCGCGATCTAAAACATTGAATTTTTCTATACCAAACGCTTCCTGGTATTTAGATTCAAGTTTAGTGGAAAGTTTCTGTAGAATTATTCTCTGTTCCTCTGGTTGACGCAACATCTCACGTTGCAAATTCTCTAGTAGTTGCAATAATCTAACTTCTTCATTACCTTCACGCGTGCTAGTCCATGATAACATCTTGTATAAACTATTAACATCCAATGGATCCAATATAATTTGTCCAAATGTAGGATGTTGATAGGGAAGAAATTTCCTTTTAAGGAAATCAACTTCAAAAATGCTACTATATGGCACACTTTCCTTCTTCTTATCAGACATTGTGTATTTGACACCTCTTGATGCATAAAACTCCTGGAGGTAAGTGTGACTGAAGTCAACAAGGGGATTGACTCCTTTCACACTATCATCTCCATAGGTACCAAGCTCAACATCTTCATTAAAATTTCTTGTAGGATGTTTAGTATAAAAACCAATTCTAGTCCATAAACTAACACCGATACTATTAAAGATAACTGTCAAAGGACCACCAGAAGTTTGATTGTCCTCAATAAGTGCTAAATCACCTTTAAGGAGTATCATTATATGAGAAAGATCTTTAATAATAAGTTCACAAACTTGTTGTTGCTGAAGAGTAAACCTATCCGGATTAGCTTTAATAACTTTCATAAAAATATAAATATAACCTAAATGTGTGATAGAATCTATAAGTTTATCATACTGGGAAAAATCACCTGCAACAATTCTATTGAAACCATGCTTAGTGAGTCGCTTAAACAATTTCTCCCAGTCCTTCGAAAATGTGTTAACCCCAACTAACATTTCACTGGCTATACCATGACGGGCCAGAAATTCTATTACGGGTATGAAATACATTCTAACTATTAGAGTAAATGCTAGAGGACAACTGAGATAAAGACGAACTTTACATTTGTCATTTTTCTCAACAGTAATGGGTTCATCCTTCAACTTACCCATCATAACAGGATAAGCACAAAAACCTTGCAAATAATTGTTATGTAATTCATCAAATAACTGCTGTTCCTCGGGTTTAAGTTCATAAAGCTGATTAACGGGATCTATGCAATTCATAACATTTTTCTTCTGAGTGCAAGAAGGAAAGCCTGCAGAACTGCGCATGTTCACTCTCTTAACACCAAGAGTGCCATGAATGGCATCAAATAATGAAACTGGGCCACTTTTGAGAACAAAATCAGGGAATCTGGATAAATAACAATCAGCCGCTCTTTTCATTTCATCCCACGAAAATTGGGCTTTGGGTTGGCAAAGGGCTTTAACATTATACTTCATTGGAGTATTAAGTGTCTTAGCTGGATAATTAAAGCGTGGAGCACAGTATAAAAGAGGTACTTCTGAAGTTTCCAAAACAACGTCATAGAAAAGAGAACGTCTAACACTAGAATTGAAAGTAGATTTGGGAATGTTAAATGTTCCAATTAAGTGTCTAGCACCTTCTCTACCACTATATTTAAGAGTGGAATGTTGATACAATGGTCCTAAAACCGGCATCTTAGGATGTTTAAGCGTCCAAAAAGGTCGGGAATTTCTAGAAAGCACTAAAGAATGTGCTTGAGGTTGAGAAATTTCTTCTATACTTTCAAATTCGGTACACAATTTTTGATATTGGACAAAGTCACTGAGAGTTAAAATAGCATACCAAGTAGTAGGTTGAAATTGTTGAGTACCAGCTATTAAAATACCTGCAAAAACTCCACAAGATTCTTCTGCACCAAGTAACAAGAGAGGGGAACCACAAGCTCCCTTAGGAGATTGATGTGCCAACTTGTAAGTGTTAAGAACTGTATTGTTAGTAATGTTAGGTATTTCACTTTCATAATTAATCCACAAGGAAGGTGAAATATAAGCTCTAGTTCGTATCGCTTCAGTCCACTTAACACCCAATTTTATTGGTTGTTCAGCAGGTTGTCGAAACATGGTAACTTCAGCACTTTGTACTTGTGGTGGTTTTCCAACTAGTAAATAAGAAAGAAGAGAATTTAATCTGGTTATAGTTGTCTTAAAGAACAATAAATCTCGATCTGGAACTCTATGGATATTAGTAATAGGAATAGTAGAATTTTTACCAATGAGTAAAACAGGTTGATAATCTAAAGGAACCGCATGAGAACATGTGACAAATATACCATCATGTATGTGAACTGCCATATTAACACTCATTGAAGAACCTTTTGTAGCTAACAAAGGGCGCATACAACTTTTAATTCTTTTCCTTAAATCTTGAAGATTAGTCGAACTTTGAATTGGAGTTGGTTTAAAAGGATTAGTGTGAATCCAAGAATTAAGATCCATATGTGCTGAAGGAGGTTGATCTGAAATGACTAAAGGTAATACGTCATCATCAGTGTCAAGCTCAAATTCGGCAAGCGGTGTTAATTTTCTTTCAATAGCACGCCCACCAGTAGTAACAACCTTATACATGAGATAAAAGGAACCAGCTGCGAGAACTGCTCGTAATGCTGAAGCTAAAATAATGGGATCAAAATTAAGCCAAGGTTGTAAATGATACTGTTGAAATCCACATTCTTCTCTTTGTTCAGGAGAAAGTTCACCATGAGCTAACTTAAGTAATTGAACTTGTTGCTTTTGATGTTTAGTAAGTAAAAATTTAGAAAGTACAGGAAAATTATCAACTACTCCTTCCCATTTATAAACTAAATTGTAATCAGAATCAGGATGAGAAATCAAAGGTTTTCGCAAAAATGCATTATTAGCATTACTAAACCTTAAATAAGCGAAAGTACTAAACAAGGAAATTGAATTAAGGATCAGCCCGTGGGCTTTAACAACGGAAGCTAAACCTTCTTCTTCCTCTTCAGAACCATCAACAAAAC